TAGGGGTCACGTAATTGTGAGTTGCCTAACAGCTAACTACCGGCGAGTAGTTAGAAACTCTTATTGTTGTGCCATCATACCTGTGTCATAAACAGGTTCCATGGTATCAATGTCTTGCATTGCTTGTTCTTTTGTTTGATTTAATTTAAAAGACTTTTGTGGTGAAGGTCTAAATAAACTATCATAAATTTCTTTAGCTCTTTGTATTCTTTTATCATACTGAGCTGTTTCGTTTTTTGGTCGTTCAAAAAGTTTTGCAAAAGAATCTGCTACTTGTTCTGTTGTTCCTTCTTCAAATACTTCTTGTAATTTTTTTCTATTTGCTATCCCAATATCAAAACCAACACCATTATAAATGTTATCTAACATGTATCGTACTTGGGCATTAATAGATGGTTGTAGCATATTTTTTCTTTTATAGTCTTCATATGCTCTCAAATGACCACCTTCAAATTGAAATAAACCTTGTCCCGGGCCGCCTCTTTGTTGTGTACGATAATCAAAGGTATCCCCTGTTTCAACAGCAACGTTACCTAATATACCTGCTATTGCTTCTTGTCTTAATGATGCAATATCGTCTTGACTATTTAAACTATTACGAACTAATTCTAATTTGGTTATTGAAGGCTTTTTTTTTATCTCAATTTTATCACCACCCTCTTGCATTTGTTGCGTAGGTTGCATTATATTTTGACCCACTTGTGTTTGTGTTAAAAATTTTGATGTTGGCATTTGTTCGGCAATACCCATAAAACCATTTTGTTGTTCATATGGATTTGGAATATTGCCTACTGCTCCCCCAAGCTGAGCCATAACAGGCTGTTGCATAGTAGGACTTTGCTGAGCCATCTGTTCTTGTTGTGCATCTAATTCCTTTACTTTTTCTTTTCCACGATTATTAATTTTTTCTAATCGGTCATAGCCAATTTGTTCTGCTAATACTTTTGGAATAATAACTTCGCCATTACTTACTAATGTATTAATTGCTTTATCTATATCTTCTGCTGTTTGACCAAAATCAAGTTTTATACCTTTACGTTGTAACTCAATTACAGCACTGTTAATCATTTTTTCTATATCGCCTCTGCCTGCTTGCATAACAGCCGGTGCATTAATAACAAAATCACCTTCATCTAAATTACGAGGTACATCATCAGCAACACCCGACATATCTTTTTGTGGTTCATTTACTAATTCTAAATTGTCTGCCGGTATAGGGCCACCTTCTTGTCGTAAAGTTAAATCTGGCCCAGTTCTTGGTGTTGGTGTTGGTATAAATCCACCGCCTGCGGGCCCTGTTGTTTGCCCAGTTTGAGGGTCTTGCGCTTGCTCAAATTTTATTCTTGATGGTTGTTCAACACCTGTATCTGTTGGTTGAGTTGGTGATGTTGTAGGAGCTTGTGTAGTCGCTTTAACTAAATTACCATCTAAATACTCATTACCTGCAGAGTCAATTGCTCGTCTACCTTTTATTTGAAAACCTAAATCTTTTAATGCTTTTTGTGCCGCTGTAGCTTTCCAATAATTATCACTACCGGCTTTCATTGCGTATCGCTGTGATGCAAATTTTAATATACTATCTTGATTAAAGAATCCTTCATTAACACCATCTTTGATAAATTTTTGTAAAGCGTCATGATGATTACCATCAAAATTTTTTCCGCCGTATGCATTGTATTTTAAAGCATACCCCGGATTAAAACTATCCGCTAAAACATAATTTAAAAATTGTGAGCCAGTTTTATTTGCTTTTCCCGCCCACTCGTATTCTTTTTTTAAAATTTCTTCACTAAATCCTTTTTCACCAAATTCTTTTAAAAACTCATTACGTTGTTTGTTTTGTTTTATACCATAGCCAATTAGTGGAATAAATGCTGTTACTGCTCCAAAAGGGCCACCTGTTACAGCTGACAGTAAAGGGCCCATTCCAGAAGTTTTTAATTCTTCTTTAAAACCAGAGATATCTAAACTTTTTAATTTGGGTGATGTAGTAGAAACATTTTGCGTGTAATTATCATAATTATTATTGTTTACATTATCAAATATTGTTCCTTTTGATTTTTGTGAGGCCATTAAAGGCGTTGCTGTTCCACTTGTAATAGCTTCAATATCTGTTACTGGTGTTCCACCAATCGTTGTTTCCATTTCACTTAGTAAATCTGCTTCTTGTGTACTAGGTGAAGTAACATCAGTTACTTCTGCTCCTGCCGGAGCACTTTCTAAAACAGTTTGTTTTTTTACTTCGTCTTCTTTACTTTTTTTTGATAAAGCTTCAACATTTGGTTTTACATCGTAAATCTTATCTTCATCTTTTTTTTCAATGCCAATAAAACCTTCCGGTATTGTTACTTCAAATGGATTGGTTGCCATTATTTCTCCCTATTATTTTTCTCAAAATCTTGTACGTTACTCTTCAGTTGAAGGAGCGTTTCCAGTAAAATTGCTCTCCCCTGATTGCGGAACATTTCCTGTTCCGATTGTGCCACCACCAACGCCCGATGCGTCTTGTGGGTTAGCGCCTGCAGGTATTCCTCCAGTGCCTCCCATGCCATCTTGTTGCTGACTAGGGCCTTGAGCTTGCTCGCTTGCTTGTTGTTGAACATTTAAACCTCTTAACATTTCTGCAAAAATTTGTGCGTCATTAATATCATTAACCAAACTGTCTGGGTCAATGTCTTGTGCAATTGCTAACTCCCTCATTAAATTTGGAATTTTAATAAATGGTGCTAACATAGGATTAGATACTGTTTGTAATAAAGTTGTTAAGCGTTGTGACCTAACTTCTTTTTGCATTACACTTGCAACACCATGTGGTTTAATTTCCAAATCACCAACAATATCTGGATTGTCTTCATCAAATTGCATATTCCATTGGAACATTGCTTCACCAAGTGGCTTTAATAAAAAGTCATCAATATTTTTCATTACTGTTTTTATTGATAAACTAGCACCACTAAGTAGCATTGATAATCCCGATGCTGTTCTACCCGTTCCTGCTACACCTGTTTGTCCATGCATAACAGACGGTATTCCTGTTTCTTCATCTGCAAGTTGTCTTGCTTGCATATACATTTGTAAGTTTTCACCGGCTGTATTTGGAAACTTCAAACCATTAATAGCTGTTCCTGTAACACCCGATTGTCGTCTAAATATTTTACCCGGAAATATATCCATACTCTGTCCCGGTACTAAAGATGCTTCATCAACATCAAAAACTAAATTACCTGCTAACGCTAAGTTATCTATTGCCATACGAACGTGGCCGTTCATTAGTAGTTGTGCATCTTCCATATTTTCTGGAACACCAACACCAAATAATTGATATGGATTTATTTCATATGGGATTGATTGATATGGTATTCTTTCTGGTGTAAATGGATTTAAAACTGCTCGTAAAACTTTTCCATTACATATCCACGCATTTATTTGAAATTGGTCTAACTCAGATGAATTAAGTGGTTCATCCATACCAATTTCACTTGCTAAATTTTTATCTAAAGTTCCCCAATACTCATAAACTTCATATCTATCCATTTCATAACTACCACTTTGATTATCATATGATTGGATAATATCTTCATAGTATTCTGTTGTGTAGTTTGCTCCCATTGCTAAACAATCAGCAATAGCATCACCGTCAAAATACGCATGATTAATTAAATCACGTAGTTGATTACGTGTAAATTTATGTCGTTGAATTACATAATTTGAATCATTTACTGATGTTGCATCTGGGTCTGGAAAAAAATCCCAACATGATACAGCTTCAATACGTGGAACTTCTTTTACATATGGTGCATACATTTTTTGTCCATCTATGTTATCCCAACGATGAACTGTTTTTGCATAGTTAAAGGGGCCTTTAACAATACCTGTTCCTAATAAAACAGATTCAAATATAGCATGACGCAATACATTAGTTGCATTTGTATCAAGCAATTGGTCATGGATTAATTTCTCCATACGTCTTGCTGTCTCTTGTGCAGGATGTATTTCTGGTTGATTTGGAATACGTGCTTTACCCGATTGTAAGTTTGCACCTGCGTATTCATCTGCTAAACCACCGAGATTAGCACCACCTTGCCTTGGTGTTGCTTCTGTTGCTCCCGGTTGTAATTCCATACCATCACCCGGAAAACCATAAGGTGATTTTAATTGTTCTTCACCCGGTACACCTAAGTGTGCTGTTTCATCTATTCCTTCTGGTAAAGGTGTCGATGTAATAGTTATTGGAAATTTTTTATTTGCAAATAAAACATCTACGATTTGACCATATGCGGCCAAAACTTTTGTCTTTGTTATTTTAACAAAAACTTTACTTTTTTCTGTACTACGAAATTGTGTTGATGAATCATAAATACCACGATAGTTTTTAAATGCTTTTAACCATCGTTGTTCATGAGTATACCTAGCATTTTTAGCTTCATTATATTTTTCAGTAATGTAACCAACAATACCCGGTGCATCTTCCGGTACTAATGTAGACGCTGTATCTTTTGCGTCATCTGCCATTGTTATTCCTTATTTTAGTAATCTTTGTCTTCGCTTGAATTTAGTATAGCAGAATCAACTTGTGCTTTGCCTTTTCCTTTTTTTCCTGCTTCTAAAATTAATGATTTATTTGGCTCATTAATTTCTGTAGAAAATTGAGGTTTCTCTTTTGCACCCGCCGCTTCACTTGCAGGGCTAAGATATCCTTGGCTTGGCATAGAGTTAACTATACTTGCATCAACTGGATTTTTTGCAGTTTTCATTTTTTACTCCTCTTAAAATTTAAATTAATAACCGAAAACATTATCTTCCGGTTGGTAAGCTTCGCGCTTTATTTGTTGTAGTATATCCGGAACTGTAGGTCTACTTGATTGCCTTGTCATTACCATATAACGCAATGCATCATAAGCATGGTCTTCAGCTTTTGTATCTACATCTTCTGGATTTGTTTTAGATGTTGGTATGTTACCAAGCGTTCTAATTAAATTAGTACACGTTTCAAATATGTAAATAGATGGTTTGCCATTATCAAGTGATAATCGGCGATGTATTTCCATTTTACCGGCAAGCCGGTTTCTATCGGAAGGTGTCCACCTTACACCGTTGCGTATCATTGTTTCAGCTATACTAAGGCCGTGCCCTGTTCTATTCCAACAGCTTGCATCTAATACAAATGTTGATGGTTGTTTATCATCACGTTCAAATTGTACAATTAGACGGGCTAGAGCTTCACCAGTATATTGTTTTCCGTATAACTCTCTGTATATTATTAGATTACCATCCCAATCAACAGCGCCCCACAATACACAAGAGGGTGAAGTAAATCCATAGTCAGCCGCTCGTATGCGTTGCCATGACGGTGATAGCTCAAAAGGTTTAACAACATGTAGTGACCTTTCAAATTCTGGAAACGCCGCTCCTTCTGCAACATCCCAATCACCTTCTAGTAATCTTTTACGTTCTATTTCTGGTAATGAACGTAGCATTGCCTCATACTGGCCATCATTCATTAGATAGGGGTTATCTGTTAAACGAGCCGGTATAAATTTACGGAAGAATAATGGTTGACCAGATTTTTCATGTTCTGTTGGCCAACGATAAACCTCTTTCGTTTCCATGTCCTGTGCCGCAAAGGCAATATCGGGAGGAGCAGGGTCAATATACATTTTCTTAACCCACCATCCTCCAACACCACCGGGGTTAGCTGTACATCGCATGTACGCTTTTATGCTTGGGTTGGTTGTTCTTAGACGTGAACGTAAATATTCCCATACATATGGGGTTGGGTAGTGTGTTATTTCGTCAACACCAATCCATGTAAAGGATTGTCCTTGATATCGTGTAACGTCTGTGTCTTTATCCAAGTAAGAAAACCATGCAGTTGCTCCACTAGGAAACACCCACATTGATTTTGCTTCTTTGAATACTGCCCCCGGAAATGCTTTTGGATATATTTGTTTACTTTTATCAATTAACTCTGTTAATTCATTTAAAGTACGTCTGAGGAGTAATGCACGATGGTCTGGTATATCCGCATAACGTAGTAAATCAACTAGTAGGGCGTATGATTTACCTCCGCCTGCCGCTCCACCGTATAAAACATCACGTTCTGGTGCGGCTAGGAAATCTGTTTGTGGCCCTTCGTTTGGTTTAAAGATAACATTGCTATTATCTATCTCTTCACGAACAGCCTTTGGTGCTTTTTGTATGTCTTCTTCTGTTAAAACAGCAGGTTTCTTACCTGTAAGTGTACCTTCTATCTTTTTTAGGTTATTTTCAGCATTTCTAGCCTTATCTCGGTAGGTTTTT